TTTATGCCTTGCACAAGGGCTTTTCCGTTTATATAAGGCCAGAGGTCAATTGCCCACTCTACAAGTCCTCTGGCCCCGCCGTAGGGCGGCTTGAATACTCCTCTACGAGCCATGAGGTGATTTCACCGAGCGTCTCAACGGAGACTATGCGGGTAGGGTCCTTCAAGAGAACCTCGAAACGGGTATAGCTTTCCTCTACGAGGACAGCTTTAAAAAACGAGTCAATAGTTTTGGCTATTGCAGCTCCGTCATTTTCGTCTGAGTTTGCCACCAAGTCGAGGAGCATTTTACCCTGCAAAGCTGGGTAGCACTCAAAATCCTCTCCGTGGAGTTTAAACGAAACAGGAGTGTCTGTGACAGCTGTGCCAGCACCGAAGTCCTTGAATCTATTCGTCATACTTCTTCCTTGTCTATGTCATTTACGCACAACTAATGCAGTGCGTCCTTACTACTATCTATCTTATCAACTTTAGGTTGTCTGATAGGTAGCGATTTGGCTTTGTTCCAGGATGCCTTACGAGAGGGGCAAAAACAACTACGCCCTTACTAAAGAACCTCAGTTGGGTGTTCGGACCGTTAGGCAGTATCAAATGAGGCTTAGTGCCTTCGTGATGCATGTAGGCATACTTTACAGAAGAGCCAATTTTTAGATATTGACCTCTGGAATCTCTCATATGACGCATATGAATAGATGAACGTAACTGCCCCGTTTTTACCCCAGCCTGGGCCCTTGCGGCGGTTGTAACCTTACGCCCCTGTGCTTTTAGGTATCGTCCGACTTGACCAGCAGGAGAGTTTAAATAGTTGTCAATTACTGGTTGTCTCCAGACCAGTCTCACATCTGCCATTATGGGACAGCCATTGTGATGGTCAAACGGGTTGTCTGAAAGCCACCTTCGGGGGAGTCAACATCAACAGTTGCGATTACTCCAAGACCTAGCCCGCTTGGCAGTCCGCTCCAACTTGAGTCAAAGTCTCTAACGCTTTCCATAAGAATCCAAGCGTCTAAAGCAGACACTTCAGTAGCGCTTTGAATGTTTGCAGAGTTTGGGGGGTTTCCGTTAGCCTGAGCTACAGGCACTGCTCGAGATACAGAGACAAGAAGAGTGGCACTCCGTGGGTCGTTACAGCGCCTAGGCTCGTTGGCTTCGTCGCCAGGAGTTCCAATGTACATCTGGATAAGAGACACAACTAGCTGCTCACAGTCAACCGCGGGGGCTCCAAAAGTGTAGTACTTTCGAGTTGGGACAGGCATGTTGTAGGAGTCGTACACAGTCACAACTTTGGAGAGAACTTCTCCAAGAAAGGTTGCTAAGTTCCTAGCGTCGTCATTTACGCCACTGATGTCTGCTATTGCCATGTCATTTCTTTCTTATGTATTATGCAATTGCTATTGGTGTTGTGCGGCCACCTAGCTGATAGATAATGTTACCCGTTACTAGGTTGATTATCTCGTTGACCTCAGGGTTTCCTAAACTTGGTCGGCTTGCATATATATCAATTAGTCCAGGATTACGAGGACCTAATATCCCAAGCAACGCTGGGTAGCCCAGAGCGATTCTAATGGTACCGTCTACTCTGTCCAGCTGAGCCTCATTTGAGAAGTCAGTAGTTGTAGAGCTGTTGTAATTAGACACTGTTGCGTACACGTTCCATGCGCTGTCTTCGGTAAGGAACTCTCCACCAAATTCGTTGATGTAGTAGACCTGCGTGCCACCCTGAGAGTTGAAGTACAAATCGTATGAGCTGAGCTCGAAGGCAGGGGACTTGCCGATAATTCGACGAGCACGAGGCTGGTCTGGAGAGAACACTCGAGAACGAGCACGGGCCTTGTCTGGGTTAACAGCACGCAAGAAGAGGTCAACTGCGTAGATACCAGTCTTGAGCTCGTCAATAAAGTCTTGGTTGTCAAGTACTGTGTAAGAGACTCCCTGACGAGCAACAGAAGTCACACGTTGAGGAAGGGCGCAGGTGTCGTCTCCTGAATAAAGCTTTACTAATTCTGTGGCTAAAAGTCTCGCAGCGGCTCGCCCTGAGGGGGGAGGAGGAGTTCCGTATGTGTAAGTCACTTCAACGTTTGTCGCGGTCCACGAAGCATTTGGTGTTCCGTAAATTACTGAGTGGTCTGCTAAGTAGTAAGTGTCTGGGTCAATGAGTTCACCCTGCATATCTCGCATGTTGTGAATCTCAACAACTTTGCGTCCTCGCAGTCTTACGCGGGTAAGAGCGTTGGTGCCGTCTCCAAGAAAGTCATGGTTTGAATAACGACCGTTTCCGCCATTGACAACGTTCTCTACTTTTCCATTAATTAGCTGAGGAGCATGGGACATGCTAGAAGTCCCAGTGCGAAGATATGGGTCATAGGCAGAAACGTACCGCTCAGTGACGGTGGTGCTACCAGAAAATTTACGCCCTGACATACTCCAGAGCAAGTGAGAAGCGGTCTTAATTGCATCATATGCGTAATCAGAGTCTGCGTATTCGCCAAGCTCTTCTACATCTACCCACAAGTTACTCATCAAGGCTCCTTAGATTAGAAAAAGCGGGCAGTTGACGACAGTGTCGTCGTTAACTACCCGCCTCATAACTAAATTATACTGTTGGGTCCTCAGTTGACGCAATGATGAAGTCAATTGGGAGGTCAGGGTTGTAGTACTCGCCGCCAGGTACGTTGTACGTGGTGGTTGAGCCTTGGCTGTCAAAGTCTTGGACTGTGATGTAGCCACGCTGACGGATAGCTGTTCCAGCAGGTGACACTGGGGTTGAAGCAACATCCGCTGATGTCTTAGCAAAGCGGAAGGTTGTTCCTGTAGGGACAGCTGTGATTAGGTGAGTACCGTTGAACTCTGAGCCAGACTCAGCCACAACTACTGTCTGACCAATTCCGAAACCGTGAGCTGTTCCAGTAGTCAAAGTAGCAACGTTAGAGGTCAAGCTCTTGTTGCTAATAGTGTTTGTGGACTCGTTGTGCCAAGTGTAGAAGCCACGAAGACCTTCAGGTGCCCAGTCGCCACGTGCGTAGCTGTATGGGCGCTCTGTAGCAACTGGGAACTCCCAGCGACCGTCAAGACCGCTACCGAATGCAACGTTTCCAAGACCGTAGCCCTCGAAAGTGTTGGCAAGTAGGCCGTTCTCAATTACGCGGTCGCCAGACTGGCGAAGCTTTGCGTATGGGAATACCCAGTAGAAGTAAGGAAGAGTTGCGGCACGCTTGCCGTCCTTAACAGCGAAGGACCAAACCTCAATGGAAACACCGTTTCCAGCAGGGTCGTCTCCAACGCCAGGTGCCGACCAACCAATGCTCTGGTTGCTAGGCGAGGCGAAGGTGCCAAAGTTCTTGCGAAGAAGAAGACCACCAGACATAAGAGCAGTAAGCTCTGGGTCTGGCTCGCAGATAGCGATTTCCATGGTGATTCTCTTCAGTGTGTCAGGAGCCTTGTAGGAGACACAGATTGTGCCGTCTGCAGACTTCTCTGTTATTTCATCGCCCTCTTCGTACTCAGGAGTAAACGATGCACGCAAAAATGCGGTAGTCGTGTAGCTGTCTCCTGCTCCGTTGAGCATGTTTCCAGCGCCGTCCAGTCGAGTGACTCGGAGCGCCACGCCTTGGACGCTAGCCGCGTAGTCCTGTGTAGCCATTCTATTTCTCCTTATAAGTTGTTGGTTTTGACTTAGTCATTAGGTAGTAGGGATTGTCACTCGCATTGCGAAATGCATTGAGGGGTCAGAGTAAGCCGCCGCAGGGCGATATGCTTTGATTCTCATGTTATTTATTGTAGCATCTACGCCCTGACCCAAGTCTTCGTTTACAACCTCAACCTTGCCAAGGTGGACGTCAACAACACCAGTTGCGTACATCCATTTGTTAGTGACAGAAGCAGCAGCCCCTGTCGCACCTATTGGGCCATTACCTGAGTAACCAGAGCCAATAACTACTTGTGTTCCAAGACGTGTCATAACACTTCCTGGATGCTCGTCATCACCTTTTCTGTAGATGAGACGAGAGCCTAAGTTTGAGGCGATGTCGCGTGTCATGTGGATAACACCGTTTTCGCCTACTGGTGATTCTGAGATTGCTTGCTCAAGGTACATAAGAGAAATGTGCGGAGCAAATGCTCCTGTGACTGGAACTGTAGATAGTCCAGCTTTGCTCATGTACATGTTCCCTGAGCCAACTTCTTCTACGTCTGGGCCAGTGCTGACTAACGCACGAGCTGCTGGGCCATCCCAGAACTCGAGCTCTACGGCCTTCTGAGTAACAGCATCAAGCTCTTGCTTTACGCGGTCAAACC